ATTATCTTTCCAAAACTTATCAGATGCCATATCCATTAAAACAGCTCTTGCGCTATCCTCTGGTGTGCTATAAAGAGCCATAGAATACTTATCGCTACTATCGAAATCTTCTGGGGAAGCGCTCATTTGAGCAAATTGCTTATCTAAAAACTTTCTAAAATCTTTTTTACTTGCAAAACTAGGAACTTCCCCACCCTCTTGATATTGATTAATTGGGCCGCCTGTATTATAGTTTCTTTTACCTAATCTTGCCTTCATAGCTTGAAAATCATCATATTCTTTTTCGCTCATTCCAAGCGCTTCCATCATTCGTTGCTTTTCTATAGCCTCTCTAGATGGTCGACCAACATCTTTTAAACTTCTTTCTAAAGCCATTCTCTCATCAAATCCGGCAAACGGGTCAGGATTACCTTTGTAATAAGCATCCATAGCTTCACCAACATCCATTTTTAAAGGTAGGGCACCGGTGGCTCTCGTTGTCCCTTTAATTTTTTTACCCTCTGGGGTTTCACCTGTAATTTCAAACATATAATTAGCAGGATTACGGAAGGAAAGAGTGTCAACGCCCACCGATTCTGGTGTTAAACCATACTCCTTAGCTATACCTAACATAGAACGTCCACCTTGAGGCGTATATAAAGATTCATCAACAGGCTGTCCATATTTAGCCATAGCCTGTTTTAATATATCAACTACCCCGCCTTCTTGATACATGGGGGATTTGGGTTGAGTTAAGCCATTTTCCATAGAAGCGGAAGCTATCAATGCGTCCATAGCCGAATTGCCATTCTGCATTTCCTGCATGGCACGGCCTTCATTGGTAATTTGTTTTAAAACGGGTAAATAGTCAGGAACGGCTTCTTTGGGTACTATCCATTCGCCGCCTTCGAGTTCAACGGGTTGTTCGCCGGCAACTACGCCAGCAACACCGCCTTGTGCGTGAGAAGCCCCCCGTACTAAACCGTAACTGGGGAACCTGCTTTTTCTTTTAGCCATATGGTATGTGGATTAATAGCTTTTTTAAGTATGTTTATAAACAGTTTGGTTAAGTTGCACTTAACACCTTCGGAATATACGAACAGAATGACAATAGACACAACAATTAAATAATTAATTTCTGGCACCAGTCATCCAGTTGTATTTTTTAAGTCTGGGCAGCAGCCTCTCCTTGCGTTTACTGTTTGCAAAACCCTCTTTGCTTGTGGCTTGTGACTTGGGTGCCCTTGCAAAGTAGTCCGCATAGTATAAAGCATCCATAATATCATCATTCCGAGGTTTCGGGTGTTCAAAGAACTCATCGACTATCTCAGTCATGTTTCTTTGTATGAAAAGCTTTTTAGAATTAACGATAGGGCCAAGTGTTGTTTCCAGCCTATCTTCCTTTTTTATCCTACCCGGTGGCTTAACACCCTTAAATATACCCGGCATTAGTCTTTTCTCGTTGGCACTCATACGAGTAACCATATCCCTAACCATCTCCTGTGCTGCCACGGTCTCAATGGTAACCCGCTTTACGGGGCTATATTTCTTAGCCAGCTCTATAATCTTAGCTGGCACGTCAAATGTTGGTATTCTTTCTCTAAAGTATTCTAGTACATAACGATTGTTCCTTGAATCAATCCCCATAACCAGTATCACCTGAAAGTCTGAAGTAGCGGTAGCTGTAGCTGCAAGGTCAACACCGAGGTAAATATTGATAGGAATGACCTCATCCTCCTCCATAAGGTAATTAAAACCATTCATAAGCTTCCGCTCGCCGCTATAGTGCTGTATTCTATCTATCTTAAAGGCTGCGTTGGAAATATCCCGAGCATCGTTCATATACTCCTGAGCATACTTGTTTACTAAACCAGCCTCAATAAACTCTTGTTTCTTATGTTTTAACTTAGCAAGTGGGAATTGTTCAGGCCACAGGGCCTCTCCATCCTCTACCGCACGGTGAAAGAAGACATCCCACGGATATGGGCGGCTATCCTTCTTGGCTTTCTTATATCCATCATATGTCATCTGCAAGAAACTATCATAATGAACAATAGTACCCGCCAGCCATATCCAGCCCTCATTACCGGGCGACTCCTCTAAAGCAGGATAGATTGTAGATACAACCCACTTTTTAATCTCAGACCTTCTTTCGGGTGTCTTTGTATTTAATTCAGATTCAAAGTCATCCAAGATGATACCCGTATACCTCACATCCACCTCAGCACGCCCCCTTAGACGCTGGCTTGTACCTTTGGCTATGATTCTATCGCCCTTGGGGGTCACTAAATCTTTCTCCGTCCACCTTTTGCCCATAGTACCGCCATCCATGTTACCAAAGTAGTATTTAATGGTCTTATTGGTTTCAAGGTGGTAACGCATATATTTCAAGTGGTCAATGGCCTGACCCTGTTCTTCCGACACCCAAGCAATAAAGTTCTGGTCGTCCTCACCAGCAAAGCAAAGTTTATGTAAGATAGCTGATTTAGATAGAATAGACTTGCCGAAACCCCTAGGAAGTATAATACAGATACGCTCACCGGGTTTGGTTGAGATAAGTCTTTTAGATACGGTATAATGACAAGAGGGCGAAGCACTCTTATACATGAAGTCTTTGGGTAGAAAGGCCCTTCCGAAGAATAACAGGTCTTGATATGACTTAGCAAGTATCTCATCCCGTCGAGCCATCTCTTCCGGGGGTGGGATAACGCTAAACGTCTCTATCTTCTGATTCTTCCCTTTCTTTCCGGGCAATCTTTCTCGCCTTGATAATTCCTCTTTTACGTCTTTTGTTTTCAATTGTTAATGTTTTCCTTAAACGCTTTCTTGCCTTGGCTGCTTTATTGGGCATTCAACACCTTACCCACCAAATAGCTTTTCATAATACTTATCTAACGCAGCCTCATCTTTGCCATAGTTCTCTATCAACCACTTTCTAAGCATTGGTTCAACTACCTTATGGGTCTGGTATTCATCGGTTCCCTCTCTTCCATATAAAGATTTGTCAAACCCCCCAGCGTGCTCAGTTCCCTTCCCCATCAATAAATCACGTCTTGTGTCATACTTAGAATATCTTTTTGGGTCTTTAAATCTCATAGAGTGGGCCAACTCACTAACAGCCACATCAGCTCCAAACCCTTCGGGTATATAAATTTTATCACTTCCCAGAAGTTTGTCAAATAAAGCAGCGGGAGTCCTTTGCCCAAAATCCCACTTGTATCCTTTTGGCTTAAAAAAACCAGCGCCACTCATTTTACCTGATTTCTTGTGAGTCTTCACCCTCGGCTTCCCAGCTTGTTTCCACAATTCTTTCACATCGTCACCCGTCAGATTCAAATCAGACTTGTTTGACGCAGACCTGAACGACGCGCCACTTCCTATACTCTTATCAAAACTTTCTTCTGGGGAATGGTATAACCAATCTACGAGCGGAACACCTTCCGTAATCTTAGTTAGAAAGTCTTGAACCCTCTGTGTTCTACTTATTGGTGCATCTGTTAGAGATGGAACCCCTGACTGAGAAACCTCCCCACCCTCTTGATACTTCTTTAAGGCGGTTAAAGCTATTAAATTATCTATTGCTGAGTGGCCGTGTGCCATTATTTCTTTCTTCCCTCTTTAGCTTTATCTTATAAATCACACTACCCCAGCGTATTTGCTTAGGATACTGCCATATCTTCCTATTGAGACGCATTCTCTTCAATTAGACCCGACTCAAAGGCTTTAAGTTTATCTTTAGTAAAACCAGTGAACTCCTGTATGAGTGCAATGGACTCTGATTTCTTATCAGTAGACAATAATCCCGATATCTTCATTAATGTCTCCAGCGCCCGAAGCTTATCTCCATCGCGCACACCTGCCTTATCCACCACTGATTTGGCGTTTTCGAGTAAATAGGTCTTAGTAATACCTAAATCACTCATCAACTCTTCCACTTCTTTGTTAATCAATGTTCTTATCCTCTTTTGTCTTAATAAAATCTTAGAACGGTTTATCGCATAACGCCGGTTCTTCGTCTTATATACCGTCA